GAATCGGTAAGCGCGGCAGCGATGTCTGACATTGTGGGGTTCGCCCACGTTGTTTCAATAATTGTACCCGGAATTACCGGGTTCCCTGCTGGAAGGGTATATGTCCCACCACCATCACGTGGCATAGTCTTACTCCTCTACTATTTCTTTGACAACATCAAGTCGTACAGGCATACCAAGAGCTCTAAATAACCCCTGCATTTGAGGATGATTCAATGCGGCCTTGCCTCGGTAACTTCCCATTAAAAATTCTTGAAACTTTCTCGTCCCAACCCATCTTGCTACTGTGTAGATACCAGCAGCCGTAAGAGCCGGCATCCCCGTACCTAGGAATACACCCATAAAACCTGAACTAAGACCAAGAGCTGCCACCATCTGGTAGACACCAGCCTTAGATGGAAAGTCTTGTAGTGATTTGGCAGCCTTCCCTGCAATCTGCTGGAAAGTCCCACCCCCAGAGCGAGCCGCTGCTCCTGCTTTTTCTGCTGCGGCAACAAGGAGTTGCGGAGGTGTGAATTGCTGTCCTGCTGCCTTAGCTGCATCCACCGCAGACTTTAATGTTTGATAGTTACGGTACGAAGGGCCAAGGTGTTCGTAGTGAGCAAAGATATCAGGATCTATTTGCTTTTCAAACTGGTCGTCAATCTTTTTCAAAGTATCGTCAAGGTTAGCTCGTAGGGTTTTAGTCATCTGCCCCGGCTCTAACTTCATTTTAATTTCAGACACAGCGTTCCTGAAGTTAAGCATGTTCTGAGTTTTAGACTGTATGCCCTGAGGAATCCGGTAGGCTACACCCAACCTATTAGATTCAGCCTCCACTAAATCACGGGTGACCTTATTCACCTTGACCTTACTGGCATCCATGACAGTGTTGCCCATCTCCGCATACGCACCAGGAATTCCTTTCTCTTTATTGCCCTTCCAGAAATCATCCAGCTTAACAAAGATAGCATGAATATCATCTTCGGGTAAAATATCAATCCTAGCAACAGAGTCATTTGGATGGGCTTTTGTTCCTGCCCACTGGCGTAGATACTTTAGACCCTCCTTGTACTGGCCACGAATTTTACCAGCCGACCCCGGTAAGTTGGAGAGGATAGCATTGTAGATCATACGGGGGAGGCCATCCTCTAAGCCAGCTTGCGATATAGGAAAGAACGCACCCAATTCCTCGGCTGCTTCCTTTGCCTCGTCCATCACGCTGACCTTAGCATTCTTCCAGGCATTGCCCAGACCCTTAACAAGACCGCCCATACCTAGACCAAGTCCTGCTCCCCACAAAGCTCCTTTCCCACGATCTCCTGGCCCTGCATACACAGTGCCATACACAGCCCCCTCGACGGTTCCTCTGCCTACGGGCTTACCAAGGGCCTTGCCAAGCGCCCGACCGCCTCTGGCGGCCATCGACGCTCCTCGAGCAGCAGTTAAACCCTTGGCCGCAGCACCCAACCCGCCGCCAATCGGCCCACCAGTTGCCGCGAGGCTACCGACTATGTCCCCTGTGATACCCATGCCCGTAGCCATGAGGTCTTTATCTAACTTCCTAGCTTCGGCTATTTCTTCATCGCTTATTAGGCCGAACATATTCCCAAGCTGCCGCCCGGTATTAACGAAGCCCCGACCCACACCTTCTAAAAACCGACCACCCTTAGTCTCCCCAGCAGCACCGAGTTCACCTTGGTAGTCCTTTGCAGTTTCATAACCAAAGTCTTCATTGGTCGCCATGCCGCGTTTGATAGCTTCCATTGCGACCATGTGCTTCTTATCAGCCACATCGTCAGGCACATTCTTTAGAATGGCTCCGTTAGGTAGTCGTATATCTACAGGCATAACATCACCAATTCTGAACTAAGTTGCCAGTCTCAGGATTAACTAGAGGCTCTGCAACACTGGACTCATAGTTAGCTGCTTCTGAATCTGCATCTGGAACTGCTCCCTCCCCAAATGTAGGCATAGGAGCAATACCTGAGTACATACTTTCAACCCACTCAGGTTTATAGAGGGGGACATCATTCTTGTACTGTTCCTTTAACTTCTTGGAGGCAATTTCAGATAATGTCGCCAAGCCACGCTTAATGACATCATCCGGGGAGTTGGGACTAATATTAGCGCCCTCCCAAGCCTTGATTTCAGAGTCGGTTAATGCTGAACCGAACAGTTGGTTCCTACGACCCAATGTGTACATGAGATCGTAGTCAGCCCACCACCTAGCCTGATCCTTCAGGCCCTCAGTACCACCGAACTTACCAATGAAGTTAGCGATGGAGCCTTCACCAATAAATCCCGCACTTGAAGCATACTCAGGCTTATAGGTTTTGAGTACTCTGGCTATACCATCATAGGATTCTTTAGCTTCTTGCGTTTTCTTCTGTGCAGAAACACTGGGAGCTTTGAACCCTGCGCCAGTTAGAGCTCTCTCTGCTCGCATAGCTGCTGTTCTTTCAGTTTCAAGATTGTGTCGTTCAAGCTCATCCTGCTTACGGACATTCATAGCCATCGTAAGCCGGTTATTCTCCGCCATCTGGGTGTAATAACCTTCCGTTATATCACGCTGCTGTTTCTTTTGCAGATTTGTTGCTTCATTCCGCACCCTACGATCAGTACGCTCACTCAACCTCTGGCCAAACGGGGCGAGTATTTCATCCCCCGTTAGTTGAGCAAGTGTTCCTATTTCTGCCTGACGGCGTAGACCTTGTGCCAGAGCCCTCTGCATAGTAGGGTCCCGGTCTTCCATAAGCATAAGTTCAATTGGGCTTGGAGGCATTATGCGTATCCTATATCTTCCATATCTTCCTTAGTTAAATCTTCCTTGTTACGCAGAAGATCAATAATCCCCTTACGTCCTTTTGTCTGCTCTCCACCGATCCGTTTGGCTTCCTTCTTACCCTTCATTCGGCGCAAACCAACAGACAGATGCTCAAGGGGGTGAGCAGCCACAAAGGTTCGCCCTTGGTTAAGGTATCGGCCCGCAGCATCTTCCGTGTCCCGTAATTCTTCAGCACGTTCCCTCTGCTTCTTTAGCTCACCCATGCCCGCATACATTTGAGCCTGTTCCTCGTCCATGCTGGCAAAGACCCCGGGAGGAGCGGATGCTCCTGTTCCTGCTCCTGCTAGTGCAGGTTGAGGGACAGTGTGCTGCGCGGGAGCATTCCCCCGGACTTCCATAGTGGATAACTGCATAGGATTATCCATAGTGCCATAGGATGGGCCTACTGAAGCACTAGGGTCAGCCGCTATAAACCATTCAGGGATTGGATCGCCTTGCTTCCAGCCGGAAGCGAGGAGCTTCTGCATTGCTGCCTGTGAATCAGCCATTAGTATCTCCTCCCACCTCCACGCATACCTCGTTGCATACGGGGATTCATCATAGCTGCGCGACCACCTCCGGGATTAGGAGGTGCTCGCATTTGCTGAGCTAACTGTTGCTGCTGTTGCATACGACCTTGCAATTGAGGCCTCCCACCGCCCATGAAACCTCCTCTTCCCGGGGGAACAACAGGACCTCTTGGCCCCATCATACCACCTCCAGGACCTCCTGGCATCTGTCCTCGTTGCTGCTGCGCTTGTCCGTACATTTGTTGAAGAGCTCCACGAGGAGGACGTTGTGGGGTAGCCACAGGGCCACGAGTACCTCTACCCTGCATCTGCCGTTGCTGCTGCATGCTCCTGATTTTGTCAGCGATACCGCCGCCGCCACCTTGACCACCTCTGAAATTACCCATCATAGTCTCCCGTAATCAACAATCGCGTAGCCAGCCGGAGCAGCCACGACCATATCTGGATTCTCATGTGCCAGTACACCGAAGCCTTTTTCGCCCCAGATATACGTCCACTTATAAAACTTACGATCAGCCCAACGCCCGACATACTCAACATTACGCTTCAAGCGTACATCACTGAAACTCATCATGCCTGCGCCAGCATTCATAACACTCTGCCAGCCTGCCTGATCTGCACTAAACTGATCCATGTCAGCACTATACTGGCTCGCAGCAGCCCCCGAATAATCAGCCCCTTCTGTAACTCCAGCAGTATTAAATCCGGGCATACTCGGCATTCCTACTTGCTGACCATGTAGTATAGCATTGATCTCGTTGAGGCTAAATCCTCGGGCTTGCATAGCTTCAGCAATTTCTTGCTGGCGGAGCTGAGTATTGTACCCTCCGGCTCCGATATCCATGCCCTGCATACGAGCACCCTCTTGTGCTGCCGCCATGTCAGCCTGGAACCCTGCCTGCTGATAAGCATCAGTCCGCTGTTGCGTCATCTGCTCCATAGCATTGTCGTAAGCTTCGTCACCAGGACGCAAGCCTTGATTCCGTAGAGCAGACTCTTGCTGCTCAGCACGTTGTTCCCACTGTGGGTCAAGACGGGAAGTGGCTCGGCCATACATAGCTTCGCCTGCCTTGTCACCGTAGTAGTCACCACCTTCAACCCGGCCACCACCTTCAGCAAATTGGGTCCAATCCATAGCTTCGCCAAACTCACCTTCTACCCTGCCCATCATACCAGCAGCAAGATTACTCCTGCTAGTTTGCATACCGAGTTGTGCGTCAAGTGCTTCTTGTTGTTCAGGGGAAAGAGTAATATTTTGAGTCCAACCACCCTCAGTACCACCTTCCATGCGGCGAGTCTCAGGGTTCCATGTCCCAGCCGTACCTTCTTGTTCCGTCCACTCAACAGTACCCCACGGAGTAATCTGCGTAGGACGGTTAGCCCGCGTCTGTAGCTCCATCATTTCAAGATTGCCAGCAGCAGTCTGTTCAGCCGCCGCCTCGTAATCAGGCGCTTCTGGCGTAGATTTGCCCATCTTCCTTCCTTATATATTTGCAGTTCTCTTTGCGATACTCTGTAATCACAAAGTCAATACCTACTTCAAAGCCATCTTTAACTCTGAATATCTCCTCAAAGCCGATGTGCTTGTTAAATCGTAAGGCTTTCTTGTTACATGCTGGAGTAACGCCTATGATTACGCCCTTGTCACAAGTGTTGAAGGCGTACCCAAAGACAACCTCTGCCCAGCCATGCTTGAATATAAACAAATCCTCAAAAGCGATGTGGATATGTACGCTATTGTGAGCCCATGTATCAAAGGCCACCATACCTACAATCTTCCCATCCTTATATGCGACAATACCTTTCGTATCAGCACACCGGACACACTCAGCCCTAGCGTGTATCCAATCCCACTCTTCATTTCGTGACATGGGGAGGTAGTCAATCATAGCAGACCACCTTCGTCCCACATGATGCCAATGGCGATCAATGTAGTTTCAACTTGCGACTTACCTCGTAGAGCAATGGCCATTGTCTTGCCTATGCCATAAGCTCCACGCGCTGGCTGAAAAGCTGCTGACCCGCCACCCCAGATATCTATATCCCACAAGCCTGTATCCCAAATGCCAACACCGAAAGCACTTGCATTAGGAGGCGAAGCTAGTTGGGTTAAGTCATAATCATAAAGAGCTCTAACAGTGTATGATGGGAATGACTGTGCTATGAAGATAGGCCTGATAAATTGCATACGTTTGAATTGCTCAGGTGTATCCACATCTTGGTAGCTAGTGAGTAACTGCCAATCAATCTGTATAGGGTTAGGGTTAGATAGTTCTACATTATCTATAGTGCCTTCTACCTTCCATACATTGATAGTAGCCGCACCAAAATAGAACTCTGATTGGTACTGTTCTGATGTGAGGATAGGTACATCATTCCAAAGAGACCATGCCTTCAAATTAAGGTCATACACATACTGAGTATGAGGTATGTTATTTTCTTTGGGAGAGGAAATCACTAGCCGCGATATGCTGGGGTGAATCTTAACCTCCCACCCAAACAAATCTTTACTACGCGCCATCGCTTGATTAATGAACGCTTGTATCTTCCACGTCAGGCTGGCCTCTAAACTAAAGGGATCCTTGCCTTGCAGGAGGGCTCCCATGCTTATTAGTCCATAGGTAGACAGGAGGAGCATATCCCCACCATACAGGGAAGTAATTCTTCGCCCAAAGGGTACAGCCCCAACGAACCAAAGTCCTATAATCCCAAAAGTCGCTGAGCTGCTTGGGTCTGTGCCTGCATATACGATAACATCCCCCGCAGAGGATACCGCAACAAGATAGTCATCTGGCCCTTCGCCACTGTCAAGAGTCCAATCAGCAAGGACTGCAAGGATACCACCATAGCGGAACCTAGAACCAAAGTTGAACTCAGTAAGGGTTCCACCAAAAACGCCAACATCACTGTACCAAGAGCTCGTACTATTCTTTTCAATATACCACATCCTATTTTTCCAGGACATGACAAAAGCAATATCTGCTGCGCCATTTGTCGGGCCTACTATAGCAGGGACTGACCATAAGTCAGTTGACTCAGTGTATAGTTGGAGGCCATTTTCTTCATCAGCTGTTAACATGAAGTGTGCGCCACCATCATTGGTAAATTGAGCAGAACTACACCGACCTGCGGGACTAGATTTTATCAACCAGTTCAATACCTTCACAGGAGTAGTCGTACTAGCACTAATGTCATAGATACCATCACTGTTAGCTGCAAATAATCTATCATTAGTACGGTCGTCCTCACTTCCTGTGTAGGGTAGGATAGTTTGGATGCCCCCACCGATAAATCCATTAGCATACTCAACATTCCCGGGGCGTACCTTCAAACCCACAGTCGTAGCATCAATGTTAATGGTGACAATAGCATCCCGAGGTTCCATACCATAGAGGTTTACTATGGAATTGATCCCAGCGGTCGGCGCGGGGAAGGTAGCCGGTTTCGTTATTTGCTCTTGTGGTTGTATGCCGAACATTAAGGTCCGCCGTAATTGGTATTCGGGATATTCCTAAAGTCAAGGTAATGGATACCAGCAGCGCGACGTCCAGCATTTATAATGGGAGCACTCTTATTACCTTCTGTTGCTGCCTCCCAAGCCTTCGCAAATGCTGCACCAGCAGAGGCTGAACTGAACCCCTTGGCATCTAAGAATTTGAATCTCAGGTACTGAACAATCATCACTGGCTTGAACAGCACAATATCATCATTCGCCGTAACAGTATCTCCAGAAGGTACTCCAGCAGCCGCCGCATCCGAAACCCATTCACGGGAAATATACTCAAAGTTAATGTCAAGATCATTTGGAGGGGGTTGAGGGAATATTTGGAACTTATTCTCCATGATACGGAAGCTGGCGTAAATCGTAAAGCTCACCAAGTCCCGGCCAAACAGATACGACCATTGCTGCGGCGACAGAGGCCCACCCAGAGGTACATTTTCTGAACGTTCCCAACCTGTCTGTGGGATCATGTACCCAAAGTCATCGGGGAGATCGTAAACCCCATCGTCCGGGGGAACCACTGTAATTATCTGGTGTTCTCTACGGAGGATCTCCCACGGATATGACTCAACAAGATCCTGGCCACAAGTTGTGATTAAATTACGAAGCTGGACAAAAGAAGGATTGGTGTCAGCAAATACGTCAGCGGAAGGCTCCAGGCCACATTCAACTGCTGCCCGATTAATTATATCCGCTGCTGGTATATATCTGCTGACAGCCATTTACTTCCCCTTCTTAGGCTTCTCCAGCTTAGTGACCTTAGCCATAAGATCTTCTACAGCTTGCTGGAGGGCGGCAATTTCATTATCTTTAACGTCAATGGCCGCATTGAGCTGCACCAGAGGAGCCGCTTCCCGTGACGCCTGTATAAAGGCTTGAGCATCTCGCTTGAGGTTGCCCAGACCCATGAATTTCTGCACATGGACGTCGGCAAGATCTGCCAGTTGCTCCACAGTGTAGATGCCAAAGAACTTCATCTCTTCCACTTGGGAGCGAGTGACCATCGGCCACGCCTTCAGCGGCGTACCCTCATGTATCTCACCCTCGCCCTGTTCAAATGCAGCGAACTGCTTGGCGAAGCGTTGCTTGTCCATGTCACGGGCTGGGCGGATAATAACGCTATCCTTGTCACCAGGAACCATGATGCGGACATAAGCCTCATCCTTGAATTGGGGGCGGCCTTCCTTCAGCGTTGCCACTTCGTCCTTACGAGGGTGGTTAAAGAATACAACGAACAACTTGTCGTCGCCTGCGAACCGAGCGTTATTGCCCTCACCAAGCATCGCCTGTTCGGTTATTGCGTAATCAGCTTCTATCACTTCCTTCTCCTTATTATGGGATCAACCAATGTATCTGGGCTTGGAATTCTGTACCATGCCCCTTCGTCATCAAATGACTGCATCCAATTTCATAAGAAATGACGGCAGCATTATTATTGAGCCTGCGTAGATATTCATCAAACAGATGCTTACATTGCATCTTGCTCAGTCCATCTTCATTAAACAGAACAAATCTCTTCTGTCCTCCAGGCACTTCTGGTGTCTGTATAGCTTCGTACACCATACTCCAATGATCATCATACGCCGTACACGCAGATAGGATAAAAACAATGGCTAGAAGTATACAGGTCTTCATTAGAGCAACCTTGTTACTTGGAGCGAAACATTTTCCGCAGTAAAAACTTCGAGTCCACCAGTATCCGGTATTTGATTTAATTGTAATGTGACAAAATCATTAGCAGTCAAGTTAGCAATAAATCCATTACTTAAATGGGAGAAAAATCGGTTATCATTACCAGTGCCTACCGAAGTATCCCGAAATGCGCTTGTACTTGCTAGTGAACCATTTATGCCAGTTCCTGCATCATTCAATCGCACTCTTGCTTCCACAAGTATTAAATCGGAACCAGATACGAGAGCGTTATCAATATCTAATTCGTATTCAATCTTGTATGTGCCAGTCTCCATGACCTCAATATCATCTGTAGAAAGATCAACATGCTCAATTACGGCTGCATCCGTTTCAATATCTGTTGCGTCCAATGTCACATCACCAAAGGATGCAAGTATTGTGAAAGATGTTGTACGTCTTGCCTGTACTGCATCATTTGCAACACTAGGAGCACTGAGATCCGATTCAGTTAGTACTCGTTCCAGGCCACCGCCGGTATCTTGGTTATTAGCTTGAAGTCCACCAGCCGAAGCTGCTACAGTACGAGTGGATTCCTCTCCATCACTAATCTGAGACATTGAACCAACAGCATTAGAACCAAGACCTGTATCAGCATCATTCTGTCTTACGTTTATAACTGGATTAACGGCAGAAGGAGTCTCAAGAAGCATTCTTGGACCTGTTGCTGCTTCTACACCAATAGACCCATCAACAGTAAATGCTGAACTGTTAAGGAACATTTTACGAACGCCACCGATACTCGCATTTAGCTGGGCGACACCACCTGTCCAAAATCCTATGCCAAGAGCACCGATGGCTAAAGCTGGAGTTGCCGCTGCGCCATCACGGGGAAGGAAGAATTGGTCTGTTGCTGATGTACCAGCTTCAATCGCCCTTGCAATTTCAACTCCACCAGCAATTAGGCTGAGTTCGTCCGGGTTATTTCGTCCTATTCCAGTATTGGAGTCGTCGTTTCTAGGCGTCAGGGCCGGTATAGTTCCGGTTGCGCCAACATTGCGCATTGATGGCCTGTCTGTGCCTATACCGGAAATACCATCTAGCGTAAATTCCCAAGTCGGTAGCGCCACTCCACCAAGTGCCAACGATACTGCGTCAGTTGAACTGCGATAAAACCCAACGTCCTGTTGTCCGGTTGCGCTGAAACTATAACTCGGAGCTGCTGCGCTACCATCTGGCGCTAAGATTGGGCCTTTTGTATCAATAGTGATTACGGCTGCGGCTTCGGTTACACGAAGACCTTCAACACCACCTGCGATCAACGAAACCTGATCAGCGGCATTAGCCCCGATACCTGAATCTTGATCATCACTCCTTGGAACTAGTGTCGGATTAGTAGCAGATGCTGA